CGTAAACACCTAGTGGATCAGAAACACCGAATGAATAACGTTCACGAGATTTATATCTCACGTTACCAGTGTCAAAGTCACCGTCCATAGAGTTTTGTAGAGGTGTTCTAACGAACATTTTAAGACCATTAGGCACATCTGTTGTTAAGAACCAAGCATTAGTTGCTGTTAAGAAGTGGTTAATTGTATAACCTTCTGGAACAGAACCGTTGTTCTTAATAGCATTGATGTCGTTGTTGTTTGTACCAACACGGAGTTCTGTGTCAAGTAAACGTGTAGCAACGAATTGTAATGCTGGTGGAACAACTAATTTGCGTGGTTTAGCAGCGATCAAGAGACCACGTTCATCAGTCCATGCAGCGATTTGAATAACAGCATTTTCCAATGATGTTTCATTCAAGTCAGCAGGAGTTGATGGTGTGTTAGCATTAACGCCACCAGACACCAATGGGTGTGCAGTAGAGAATAATGATTGACCGTCACCGTATGTGAAGTTTGAGTTGAAGCCGTTGTTTAAAACAGCAGCACCTTTAACTTGTTTTGTGTACGCCATAGCACGAGCTAATGCTTTAGTATAACGAGCTGATAATGAATCATACAAGTTATCTTCAATAGCTTCTTCAGTTAAGCTGAAGCCAAGAGCAATAGTTTCGTGGTTGTAGCGAGCAGTCCAAGCTTCTTGTGCATTGTCATATGCAATTGCTTGACCTTCGTTTTTAACTGGTGCAGCAGAGAAACCAGAAAGTTTTGTTTCTTCTTCGAATGAACGTTCAGAAGTTTCGATTTCATAGATTTCTTTGTGTTCTTCACCATAACGAGCATATTCAAGACCGAACAAAGCGTTAAGTCCAGGTAATAGCTCTTTGAGTAGCTGGGCACGAGATATAGCCATTTAAATTTCTCCTTAAACGCCAGTGGCTTGTAAATATTGATGAGTTCCAAAATTCCACTTCACTAAGAGTTCAGTGAACCCTGCGAAAGTTAAAGTTTGGGTCGTAGATGTAGTAGCCGCTGCAGATAAGTTTACTGTTGTACCAGATACTGATGCAACATAAGCACCAGCAGGAATGCCAGTACCATAAACTTGCATACCAACATAAATGTTAGCATTAGCTGCAGATAATGTTACTACTGTTGTGCTGTTTGTAGTAGCTGTTTGTGATGCTGATAACGCTGTATCAGGTACACCTTGGATAATACGAACAGGCAATGAAAGTGTTGTAGTAACACCGTTAATTGCAACTGCTGAATCACCAGTTACTGTTGAACCAGTATTTTGTACTAAAGCAGCATTTAAACCGATTGCGTATTGACCGATAGCAGTCATTGTTGTGCCAGATGTTACAGCAGCAACTTTGAATACTGTGTCAGGATCTTCTACTACTACAGCTGTAATGTCACCAGCTGGAAGCACAGGAGATGTTACACCACCTGGGTAGTATTGTTGCCAAATACGTTGATTTGTACTTGGGTTAGTATAGTAACAACCAACGAAAACACCAACTGGGGATGCAGTAGCTGTACCAGTGTCTTTAGTAACTGTACCGTCTGATTGGATCTTAACTGCGTCACCATTATAGATTGCAGTCGCTGAACCATTAGCGATAGGGAAGTTACGTGTTGCACCAGCAAATACTTGACCACCAATTAGATTAACTGGCTTGAGCCCATATGGGGCTGGTACTGAAGGATATGCCATTTAAAACTCCTAATATAGTTAATTTTTATTACCAAAAGATACTGTAGACTTACGTTCTGAGAACAAAGGCATACGTGCATCATTTTGACGCATAAAACTATTATCAACTGCTTCGGCTTGTTGCTTAGTCATATTGTTCTCATAGTCCATACGGGCTTGAACAAACTCTTGCGGAGCCTTACATAATAATAGTCCGCCAATCTCAATGTTGTCTTTAAAACGACTATCGGGATCAACTAGCAAGGAAAACTTAGGTTGTTCTTCTGCTCTTACTGGTTCCCATCCTTCTCTTAAACGAGAGGAGAGATTTTTCGGATCAGCAACGTTAAGCATTGAAACTCTAATCCATCTATACGCATAACCAGCTTGCTTATCTGGTTCTGGTAGCAATTCAGGAGGGGTCCAAGCTTTTGGACGCTCTTCTTGTTGACGAGTTTGTACATCACGGGGAATTCTATTTTCAGCCATTTTGGGACTCCAATTTAGTTAATTCCATAGCATATTGCTCTGGAGAAAGTTTGAACTTTTTAGCCAAAGCTAATTGCGTTTGCGTCAGTCTAATCTTTTTTGGGGATGTAGAACGTGTTGCAGGTGCTACTACTGTAGCGGGTTTTTTGGCAGAGTCTTTGGTCTCTGTTGTTTCGCTCTGAAATTTTTCAGGGAAACGTTTACGCATCTCGGTATCAATTGCGTTCCAGTAAGTGTCGGAGCCTGTCGGGACACCGTCTCTTTCCAGACGCTTATGAATACCCATTGCAAGGAAACTCATATCCTCATCCACACCGTACCAACTATTTTTATCTAGCCAGGACTGGGTTTTTGAGTCCAGCTTAGGTGTAGGTTGAGCTTGAGGTATTTTAACCTGATTTTCCTCGTTTTGTAAAGCACTTTCTTCATATTGTGGCTTATAACGCTCAATTTCTTGGGCTTTTATCTTTGCAGCCATCAATTGTTCTTGTGCTTCAATCAAAGCTTGAGAATCACCAGCATCTAATGCCTCTTTAATTTGACGTTTTGCAATGTCTAATTCACGAGTTGAGTTCTCTTTAGCAGTAGAAACATAGACTTTTTCACCATCTGAAAGACGGTTTTTAAGCTTTTTAGTCTCATCTAATAAAGATTGAGCTACACGAATAGCTTCTTCTTGTTCACGAAGTGCTTGTTCCTTAGCTCTACGCTCATCGTTAATGAGCTTTTTCATTTGTAATAGACGTTGTTTAGCTTCTTTAGAGTATTCTTCTAAAGTATCTTCTTCAACTTCTTTTACAATTTCTTCAGGTAAAGGAGTAGCGTTCTTTTGATCTTCAATAGGACGATCATCCTCTACTTCGATTTCAATCTTAGCTTCAGGTTCCTTTTCTACTTCTGGAGCCTTAACTTCTTCTTCGATTTCATCTGGGAATTTAAATTCTTCAGCCATATATCCTCCTAAACACGACTAATTCCACGAGGATCTTGTACTACTGCCTCGACAGAATCATCATTGATTAATCGGAATTCACGACCATGAATCTTTAATCGTGTGCCTGTATTAGGACGTGCAAGGATAAAATCTCCTTTTTTACACCACGGTCCTGTAGGGAAACGCTTTTCGTCCTTGTAACAATCAGGACCCATATCTACAACAAAGAATACTGTAGATAGAACTTCTTCGTTTCTCATTGTATCAGTGGATTTTAAAATACCACTGTCAAATTTATCTTCAGCTTCTGGTAAGGCACATAACATTCTATAGCCTTGTGGTACTGGAAGCTGTCTTGCTTTTTCCTCATCCGTTTGGGGAAGAGTTGTTGCTTGGGTTACATCATCGGGATTTGATCCGATTAGTAGTTCACTCATCTGAGTTCTCCATATTGTGTTTTAGGTCTGATACAAACATACGTGCAGAGAGAAGACCTTTTATCTCACCGCATATTCTTTGGTATTCAGCGAAGTCTTTGGCTTCGCCTACTCCCAAAATTTCTTCTAATCGTCTTACCTTTTCATCTATCTGTTTGAGAATTAGATCTAAAAGTTGCATTTATTACTCCTTTGGTTGTTTAGGTTCGTTTTTAGATTGTTCATTTTGATGTTGATGTTCTTTCTTTTGTTTTACCAATTCAGAAAGCACTCTTACATCATTTGCATTTTTAGTGTTTTGCATTTGTTGTTTAGACTTACCAATGTCAGCACCGATACGTAATCCTTCAATCTTTTGTTTAGCTTCAAGATTAGCTTTATCATTTTGAGCTTTAGCAGCCGTTTGCATACCAGCAATTTCTTTCTGAGCTGCAATACGTTGTTTTTCAACTTCGATTTGGTCAGCTTTAGCAGCAGCTTCAATCTGCATCTTCTTCATCTTAATCTCAATTTCTTGAGCTTTTAATTGAAGTTCTTTCATTTGCATTTGGATGACAGGATCATTAGCAGCTTGTTGAGCTTGTTGAGCAGCCACAGCAGTTTGATTTTGATTGAGCAAGTTTTGAGCAGCAGGAACAGCGGCTTTAGTAATAGCGGCTTCTTGTTCAGGTGTAAGACCCCAATCAGGATCATCACTGAACGGTATATCAATACCAGCCATAAGTTCCATTTGACGTTTATACTCAAGACCTACGTGCTCTGTGATATGTGCTTGCATAGCTTGCATAATCATAGGAGCTTGTGGGTTTTGACCAATGATTTGCTTAATCTTAGGATCATTCATTGCAGCCATATGAATTTGAATATGTGCTTGATGATCTTGGTATGGGAAAGCTTTTAAAGGTTGATTCTTTAAAGCATTCACATTCTCAGTGATTGCATCTACAGGTTTCATATCATCTGGCATAGGAACTAACTTCTCAGCGTTCTTAATACCAATCACATCTAACATCTGACGATGTAAGTAAGGTAAGTTATAAAGCTGTGGAGCAGTTTGAGATAATTGAAGTACTGCCTGATACTGTACGACTTTTTGTGACATCGTAGCTGCATTAGGATCAGATACTGGAATGATAGTCGTAGTTTCGTAGTCTTTTTTACGTGCAGTTCTGCTACCTTCAGATGGTTCATAATCATAATCTTCAGGTGCATAGTCAGCAATAATGTCTTTTAATAATCTAAACTCTTGTTTCATTGAGTAATGAATACGAGCTTGGATCGCTGACATGACTTTTAAAGTACGTTCTAGGATAGCTAGTGTAGTTCCTACAGGGCTATTTGCAGACATATCAGAAACTTTAATATCACCAGCAGAAGCGAATCTACGACCTTCTTCAACAATTTGATTGAGTAAAGTAATTAAAGTCTGGCTTGGTTCCTTATATGGCAATGGCATGATGTTATCTTTCATTGCACCAGAAGGCACATCTACGTCCCTAAATTCTCCTGGAGCGATTGGAGTATCATCACCTTTGACTCTAAGGCCTCTGGTCTTAAATCCACCAGGGAGATTTGCAAGTGATCCAGCGTCAACTAATTGTCTAAGTATGGATGTTCCAGATTTTGCAAATGCTCCGATTAAGTGGATTAAGCCAAAACAATAAAATCCAAATCCTGGGATATAACCGTAGTGTACAAAGTGTTGACGCTTTTGATGGGTCTTATCATCAGGATCCCAATTACGTCTAATTGCTAAAATATTACCTGAACTCTTTTCTAAAGTAACAACATAAGGAAGAGCTAAACCTGTAGATTCACCTTTGTCGTCTGTATGTTCATAACCTGGCAAGTCAAGGTTAACATGCATCTCTAAGATCTTATAACGATCATCAGTCGTAGCACGGAAGCCTAATTTCTCGGCAATTTTCTTTTCTATTTCATCAAGCGTATTGTCTGGATCACCAAGATCAATGTCACGATAAAAGCCAGCAACTTGTAAATGGCGAAGTTCATTTTCTGTTTTCCTCATCACATGGGTTACACGTTCAGCAGACTCTAAGCTTGATGCACCATAAGGTACAACCAAGTCTTCTGCTGGGACATACATAGATACTTGACGATCCAATTGTGGATCAACATAAATCTTTTTAAAGCCGTTACCTGAAAGACCTAGACCCCATAACATTCTTTCATGTTCAGGTCTATATTCAGTCATTACGTCTACGAGTTCGTGGTTCATATCATCAACCACACGTTCCATTGCTTTTTTCTTTTCTGGTGTTTCTTTACCTACTATCTCACCTTTAACAGGACCAGATGCAGGGAAAGTATCCATGATGGTTTCTGACTGGAACTTAACGACTGCTTCGGATAGGACTGGATGGAATACACCACAGGCACCTTCCCATGGTTCGTTACGTTCTTCAATCTTAAGACCTAGAAGTTCTAAACCATCTACATAGGTTTGAATCCAGTCTTTTCTTGAATCTATATCTGATTGGAAGTCACCGATCAAATCTCCACCAATTTGTTGGAGTTGACCTTCTGACATATGTTCTGCTAAGTTTTCGCTAAAGTCATCGTCTTCACCCTTTTCCATATGCATATCCATACCTGGAAGATGAATGTCTAATGATTCTGGGTTTTCAATTTCAATCTCCATGTCAGGTTGTTCATTAATTGCAGATAAACCTTGTGGAGCTTCGTATATTGCTTTTTCGATTGCCATAATTGTCCTTATCTAAATGCGGGTCCCATAGCCCAAGCCACCGCTGTAAATCTCTCACCAGAGGTAACAGCAGTCACTCGATGTGGTAACACCGATGGAAAAACGATAATACTTCCCTTAGGAAGTTTTGGAATTGGAGAGTCCAAGTCCTTTAGTTCTAGTAAGCCACCTTCATAATCATCTGGGTTTGACAGAATAAGTATTGAGGAGAGTTTGCGTTGATTGCCAAACTCGTCTGGATTGTAAGAGTCACTATGCCAATCATAGTGGCCACCTACTTTATAATGTCCGATCTGGACTGGTTCTATATAAGATGTTGCATAATTCCAATTTGCTTGGATATTGGCAAGTCCTATATAACTCTGCATTATACATCCAACTGGCTCCATTGGGTTAACAAATACAATATTTGTTTGACGTTTGTCTGGATTTATGTATGTTTCATTTGCATGCATAAAACCACCGTCTTTACCTTTAGACCAGTCAATTTCTTTTAGGATAAGATCACACATATCTTCTGATATGATTCTTTCCTGCCACCATACACGTGTCTTAATAATAAGCTACTCTCCTTCTAAATTCTCTTGGTTCATCGGGCTCATCACTTGGTAACGGTATAAAGCCACCACGTCTAAATCTAAGTAAAGCCTGTGTCGTGGAGTCGACTAAGTCGTCATGGTCTGAGTTAGGGAATGCAGCCATTTCCTCGATGACTTCCTCCGCCCACCTTTTACGAGGAGCCCACACTTTGCCTGATGCGAAAAGATCTGTTACTGAATTCACACGACTAATCTTGTCATTACCTCGTGTCGGTGTAAATTCTTGTACAGGTATACCCATACGTCTTAACTCAAAGATTAAAGGTGCACCTGAGGCCTTAGCTTCCACGATAAACGCATCTGGGTTCCACTCTTGATACATTTGCATAGCCCTTCCCTTTAGTTCAGGAAACTCCATACGTTCCTTTAAAGCGTCAAGCAAAATAATGTTAGGGTCGTTTGGGTTTTCATTTAAGAAGAAGACACCCCAAGTTGTACATGCACTATAGTCAGAACGCTCTGACTTTGTAAAAGCAGTATCCCAACTTTGTATAATAAATTCACAAGGAGGAGGGATTTCTTTTTCCCACACGTTCCACCATTCCCGTTTAACTAAAGCACCTTCTTCGGAAGTCGGGTCTTGTTGATACTGTGCTTGCCATTTAGATAAAGGCAACTCAATACGTAACTTATTAAGTTCGTCATAAGACCAGAACTCTGGCCATAAAGGTTTATCGTTAGGAAGAATCGCTGGGAGTTCAATAATCTCCCACTCATCTCCATCACGATCTACCATGGCACTTAAAATCTTTCCAGTCAGGTCTCGTTTAGACCAACGAGTCATAACGACTACGATAGAACCACCTGGCTGTAAACGTTGTCTTGGACCAGAGGTATACCATTCGTACACCTTGTCGAAGACAGAAGGATCACCAGATGCTAAGGCCGCTTCTTGCTCAGAGTGTGGATCATCAATAATAAGAAGGTCAGCACCTTTACCAGTAACAGTACCACCAACGCCAATAGCAAAGTACTCCCCATTAGCATTAGTCGACCAACGTCCAGCAGCTTTCGAATCACTTCTAAGGGAAACATTAGGAAATACACGAGCATAAGCCTCCGAGTCCACTAGGTTACGAACTTTACGTCCAAAGCCAACTGCTAGTTCAGCTGTGTTCGAACATTGAATAATCTTCTTATTAGGAAACTGCCCTAAGTACCAAGCAGGAAGTAAATAAGACGCAAACTCAGACTTAGTATGACGAGGAGGCATGTTAATAATAAGACGCTTAGTTTTTCCACTGGCTATTTCCTCAAATTTTTTAGCCATAACTGCATGATGTCTTCCATCGATGAAACCTGGCCACATCGTCTTAACAAACGTCAGGAAGTCTTTTTGACCCTGTTCTCTTAAGACGGTGTCTTGGTATTCCTTAACCCGTTCCCAAATAGGGACTTGTTCAGCTTCGGGTAAGAGCTTAATGAGTTCTTCTATCTCGTTCATCGTTTAAACCTAGCTTCGTAACGTCTATACTTCGCACCCCAATATGGGTTATCTAGGATCACTTTCATCGGTTTATGAAAAATCCCAGCCCGATCAATCTTGCACCGTTTTGATGCATTCGGATGTAGAAGAAAGCGAAGCGAGATGGTAAGCCTATTCATGATTACGTAGTCTCATATAAGAGGGACGTATAGACCTATGCCTACCTTTTATCCCTTTACATAGTCCTAAGTCTACTAATGCCCACATCTTCCTACAAACATTACCCCTACCCTTTTCACCAGTAAGCCTCATAATGTCATCTATAGAGGGGCCAAAGCCAAACTCTTTCCACCAGGTCTCTATGATCATATAGATCTCTTTTTGTACAGGAGTCAAAATATATACCCTACCTAGTCATGGGACCCAAAATCATCAAGGGGGGTCATTTCTATATCCACGCCTAACTCAACCTTCAAAATTTCAGATACCCCCTCCCCCTCTTCTTCTACTTCGTCTAGGGTGGGTACTTCGCTAGGATTTGATATTTGATTTTCTGGAATATTATGTAATATCTCTGCCCTATCATCATGGTCATTTAGGGGGGTGGGGTGCGGTGGGGTCTCGGATAGGGGAATATCGTTCTCCGTCTCGTCCAATTCCTCTGACATAGGTTCGTCATCTGATATAAGTTCGGCATCTTGTATCGCTTCCCCTCTTATCTCTGACAATAGTTCGTCCGCACTCCGTTTCTTATCGTCTGACAATGTGAGACTGTTACCTATAGCTTTTCGTAAGCTGTCCATTAATCGCTGTTTGACTTCGTCCGAGTTGGTGACAATCGTGGCGGTCTTATCCCTGTCTTCAAACAGTCCAACTTCGGTGAATTTGCCAATCAGTTCCAATGCTTTGAGGCGGTCTCTCGGTGACAAGTCGTCATCAATAGCGAGTTCGGTAATTTTTTCTATGGCGAGAGCTCTTAAAGAAGTAGGCAAAATAAGATGTTTTATCGTTTCTGACGCTTGTAATTGATTTATCATAAGTGAGACTTTAGTGTTGTTGAATACTTTATTGGCATTGACTGATTGTCCGTTTGGCTTCCCTTGAGTGTCATAAGCGTTTCGATAGGCTTCAGTCTTATTCATTCCCTTGAGGACGATATTTTCAGTAAACTTACGCTGTTTTGATGTTAGCTTGATGTCGTTCCCTAGTATCTTATCCAATGGGACTTGCTGTATCGCTTCGCTTATTTGGCGTTTAGATAGCTTTGGCGGCGGTTTGGTCATAGGTATAAATCAGGTATATTGAGAATGATTCTCATTATAGTTTAGAAATCGAACGCTGTAAAGCGATTTTAACGAACGATTGATAGTCACTTGATATTCTGATATTAACTTTTTAATCGTTTGTTATAGTGCGATTGTGTGCTTTTTAGCTATAAAGTGCTTTTTCGCTTCGCTTTGAGGTCTCAAAAATGGCGGTTTTAAGTCGTTTAAACGGGCTTAAAAATAATTGTTGCAATTAAAAATTACATCAATTAAACTAGCAATACATGAAATAAAACCTTTTCATGTGTTTATTAATAAAAAGAGGAGTAGTAAAAATGAATAGAGAGACATGGCTTAATCAAGTCACCGAGCAATTTATCAGACCATTGTTTATTTCAAAAGGGTTTGAGATTCCAAAAAACGTCCGCTTAACTTGCGGTTTACCTAGTCAAAAAGCGTTCGGCATGAAGCAACAGCGGATTGGTGAATGTTGGTCTGACATAGCTTCAAAAGACGGACATTACGAAATAATGATTTCACCAACGATTGCGGATAATCAAACAGTCACTTCTACATTAATACATGAGTTAGTCCATGCGACTGTTGGTCTCGAAGCTGGACACAAGAAGCCGTTTAAACAATGTGCTGTTGCTGTTGGTTTGACAGGCAAAATGACAGCGACAACTTCAACGGACGAACTCAAAGCAATCATGAACGAATGGTTTTTAACTGTTGGTGATTATCCTCATGCTGTATTAAGCGGAATGACCAACGGAATCAAAAAACAATCAACAAGAATGATTAAATGCGAATGCGAGGAGTGCGGATATACAGTAAGAATGACAAGAAAATGGCTTGCTGTTGGCGTGCCAAATTGCCCTCAATGCGATATTAAATTGAGTTCTGATAATAACGAGGGAGAGGACGAATAGTCCTCCCCTATTTTTTGGAGATAAAAAAATGCAACAGTATATTAAAAGCATAACAAATCAGTTTAGAGACTATGACGGACAAAAGGTAAATGTATTTATCATCAATGACCGATACGAAATACACACCGATTGTGGCGTGTGCTACGATACAATAAAAGGCGGTGATTTACCGCAATATATTTTTAGATTGAGAGAAGCATTAACAAACAACAGGTTTTATTTATAATGCAAATTTAAGCCAATTAGCAATAGTTGGCTTATGTGTGCAATTTCGCACGATTAGAGAGGAAAAGACAAAATGAACTTAAACCCAATCAGAGCAAATTTGACAGAGGTTATTATTAACAACGATTTGAAAGTGTTATTTAGCTATAAAACTCCTGTGGCTTGTGAGTTAAAAGGCGAGATTTTCAAAACGGATAAATTCTGGAGTAAAACTACAACACGCCATATTAACCAATGGCTTGACGGACGAAACGCAGAGACAGCTTACCAATCATTTTTTGACACATTGACAGGAGGTCTAGTATGAGTGTTATTAACATGAATTTATATCAAGTAGAATATCTATACAACGGAGAATTTTGTCGCAATAATTTTAATTATGAACATGAAGCAAAACATTTTGCTGTTGATATTTCAAATGACAAAGGCGTCTCTGATATATTAGTGTGTGAATTTGGTTCATATATTGGCAGAATTGAATCAATTAATAATTGCAACGCTTTTGTTAGAATTTAAGGAGTAATCATGAGTTTATTACAGGAAATGGAAACGCACGGACTTGCAGACTGTGAATTCAATCGCCAATTATTACAGGAAGCGTTTAAACGCAGTCTTAATAAAGCAAGGATTCAAAGCATTAGGTTTTTTTTATCAACCATGACAGAAGCACACTCATATATTTAAGGGGAAATTATGAAAAGCATATATTTAGCAAAGGGTCACAACAGTTGGACGAATAAAACATTAAAGAGAGTTTTTAATGACTATACAGAAGCACACTCATTTTTGGAGGGTTTGACAGATTCGTCAGTTAAGATGTATAGTTCAGATAGCTTAATCGAAGCTGTGAATTTACTTTTAAGAGAGGAAATAAAATGATTACAATAGGGGATAGAGTAAAAGTCATTGACCAAAACATTACAGGCACAGTTATTCGTTATGATTGCGGGTCTAAAGTGGTCATAACAGATGATGACGCAGAAATGTGGAGTGAAAATGGCGAGGAAACTTTAGTTTATAGAATATCTGAACTTAAACTTTTAGACGAGGAGATAAAATGAAAACTTATTGGGTAACCTATCAAAGATATATGACCGAAATGGAAGAGGTCACGATTGCTGTTGAGGCTAAAAATGAAAAACAAGCACTACAAAAAGCACAACAGGGAGACGGAGAGGAAGTTGAATGGAATACATGGGACAGAACCTCACAAGAGGATTATTGGGACAATGTAGAAATCAACGAGGAAAAAGATATGAACTTTATTAAGGGAGATGAAAATGGGACAGTATCACAAAGTTTATAATGTAGATAAACAAGAGATGATTAATGCTCATGGCATTAATAATGGTTTGAAATTAGTTGAACAAGTAGGGCATGACCTATCAACCTCAACCGCTTTATTCCTGTTGTTAGCTAACTCCAATGGTCGTGGAGGTGGTGATGTAAGAGAGCATGAATTAGTCGGCAGTTGGGCAGGGGATAGAGTTGTTGTGCAAGGCGACTATGCAGAGCCAAACGACAAAGGCTTTATATCTAACACGGATAGATACAGAGATATTAGTAATGATGTATTTAATATGTTAAGAAGCACAATGGAGGGTATTTAACATGGAAGCTAGTAGATATGAACTTATAAAAACAGAATGGGGATTTATGGCATACGACCATGACTGTGACCAATTCTTGTATAACAAAAGAAATGAATGTTTATTTGATAATGATTTAGAAGCTAACAAACTTATTGAGGACGCAGTTCAAACAAATATGGAGGAGAACGAAAATGCCTAAATTTATGTTAAGAGAAACATTGTGGCAGTATTACATAGTGGAAGCAGACACAGAAGATAAAGCTGTTGAGAAACTGTATGACGGGTTTGGAGACATTGAACCTGTGGACGCTGAATATTTAGATGACATTTTAGTCAAGGAGATACAGAATGCTTAAATATGTTGTGAACGATTTACAGGGAGGGTCTTTTATGTCTTGGACATGGGAAACTCCCCTAGATAGAAAACAGTTGTTGGAGGTGTTTAAACAGTTTGCAGATAGTGACAACATGGAAACGCCTAAAAAGTATTTTAACTTGGGCTTCTGTGCTGATATGTGGGAAGTGGACATCAAGCCGTTTAAACATAGTGGCAAGTATTGTGCTAGATGTAATTGTGAGTTATCGTCATATAAACCTAACAGAACGAGAGGCTATAAATATGTTTGTGTGAATTGTGATGAAGATATTTACGAATTCGAAGCAAAGGAGAAAACAAATGAATTACATAGCAGTTGATTGGTTTGATGAGGAATTAGATAAATTTTATGGTGATACCAATAATGGAATGACACATGGCATACTATTATTTGACAATGAAGCACAAGATGTCATAGATGTTCAATGGTATCTTTTACAGTCTAAAAGAGATGAAGAGTTAGAACAATTACAAACGGAGGGTATTTAATCATGGGTTATAGAAGCCAAATAGCAAGTATCATTTATGATAAAAAAGAAATTATGGATAAATTCAAAGCTGACCATGCAGACATAATCAAAATATTAGATGATGAATTTAATGACGGGTCATTAAAATATATTAGTAGTGAAGATTATGATTTCATATATTTGAATGGTAATGATTGGAAATGGTATCAAACATTTAAGGAAGTTAAAGCATGGGAAGAACTTATGGATTTGGCAGACAAAGAAAAGTTATCTGTTGAGTTTGTAAGAATTGGTGATGATTATGATGATGTTGAGGTGGATTATAGAAACGATCCTCAATATTATTTAACACCGATTAGAACCATTGAAGCTAGTTTTTAATAACATTGTTTAAACAACACGGAGAGGGAAATGACTAAAGATCAAAAATTGGAAGCATTAATTAATCGTGATATGGATAACATATTTAGCGACTATAAGGAGTTGGAACAGTTTGTAGCTTATGTGTTAAAAAATGGTTATGAGGGGTATGGCAAGTTAAACTCTGAAGATATTGACGGAATTTATACAGATATATTTGAGGAGGAATAAAATGAATAGAGATAAGATGATTCAAAGATTGGTTAATGAAAACTTATCATTATGCCAAAACAATACAGAGGTGAATGACGGAGTTATTTTTGATTTACTTATGTATGGATTCAAAGGATATGAAAACATGAGTATAAAAGAACTTGAAGATGAATTAGGTGATTTAGATGAGGTGCAAGATGATTAAATACAAAGGCGATACAGCGTCAATAGATAATTTAGGGGACGCATTAGAACTATTTGCTAAACATGGGATATGGGTATTAATATCAAACAAAGCAAAAAAAGACCCTTATGGCGAACGTTTAAGATTGGCATTTTTTAAGGAGGTGGAAAAAACATGATTACGCACGCACAATTAACAGAGTGGTTTGGTGGAAAAGGCAATTTTGATACAGAGGATTGTTTGGAAGTATTGTTAAGTTTAGTCAATCAAGAATACTCAATTAGAGCATTTAAGAATGACATTTACGAAACGCTAGACATTGAACCGAATGGATATACAACACCTAAATTTGAACCAACAGAAGATGATGATGTTGCATAAAAACAACAAATAGGCGGGACATGGGTTGCCTAGAAAGAGTAAGTGTGGTAAGGTTATAAGTCCTGCCTTTCAATAAGGAGAAGCTATGCAAGAATTAGAGGTTGCAAGTGCCTGTTTGGGATTGATTTTATTCGGTGAAGCGGGTAATGATTTCAATAACCAAATGGCAGTTTATAACGTAGTAATGAATCGTAGTAAAACCATAAGTCGAGTGTGTGATACTGTATACGAACCAAAGCAATTCGAATACATCTCCCTCATTCAAAATAAGAAAGCCAAAGAACCTAACCAAAAAGAGTTTCTACAATACAAACTCCTAGCGGTTAAGTTTCTTACAAAAGCCAAAGGATATACTTATAATCCCGTTGGTCATGCGACTTTCTTCCATGATGACAGAATCAGTCCACAAAAAAATATCTTTAAAAAGCCTTTATTAGCACAAGTAAATAACCTATACTTCTATTAACTAGATAGTATTAGTTTTTTTAACTCTTCTGCCATTTCGGGAGTGCCACGAGCAATATGGTCGTCATTAAAGTCATTCCCAGCTGTCATGCTGAGCCAATACGGCTTGCCTGTTTCAATAGCGGAGTTCTCTCCAATGCCATTTCTGTCGTTATCTGCGACAACGAGACCTTTCCTGAATTTCCTAGCTATGAGCTTCATGTTGCTTGCACTGAAGCATGTATAGATAGAATACTTGATATTGCTAGTTTTCAAGACCTCCCTGATACTGAGAGCAGTCGCATAACCCTCGCAAAAGATAGGAAATCCCTTTGCGTTAAAGGCGAGAGTTGCACCCTTGCTCGTTTGTCCATACAGGAACTTCTTCTCCCCTTGTGCATTGATGAGTTGAACCCCAATCAGCGTTTTGAATTGTCGCATGGGGACTACCAATAGTTTTTCTCCGTTGTTATCCCAGACGTTGTCTAACATATCTGGAAAGCCTTTAGAAGCAAGATATGGGTGAGTTTCTTGTTTGCATTGGTGCATAATCCAACCCGCTTTCTTACGGGCTAATTCTGCTAAACGAATCTTTTCTTCATTGAGCTTGGCTTTAGAAACTTTGTTGATGACCACAGGCGTATCTTTATCGGGAAACCACGTTGCTGGTTTATCCATTGTTGCCCAATTAATCACGAATCCAACATCACCCTTAAACATATAAGAGCCATTTAGTTTTCTTGGCTTATCTTCTGTTGGAACTCGAATTGATTTATATGGGATAATGTTGTTGATAATTAAACCATGAATTCTGGCGAAGTCTTGGAATGTCATGCTGCTCTCCTAGATGGTTTGTTAGCACGAGCATAAGCAATCATTCTGCTTTTAACATAATTCATAGTCTTGATACTTGGTTCTTTTCTGCTATATTCTAACTTGGTAGGTAAGACACCATACTTCTGTTTAAACGTCTTCATCGCCCAATGAGGATTGAATTGTTTCATATCAGCGATTGAAAGTAATTCGGAATAGAACTTCTGACGTTCTTCGTATTCTTCGTTTGACATAGAAACAAACTCATGAAGCTCTCCCGCTTTGGTGGAGAACATAGGCTTCTGTTTCTTATAACCACATTCACATTCGGTTGCCTGTGGTATCCATAATGCTTGACATGCGGGACAAACCGCTTCTTTCTTTTCTCGTTCTGATGGTTCGCCTTTGGCTTTCTCTTCTTGAGTATCTAAATCTTTAACGCCATTCAAAAAGACTTCTTCCCAATCATCTCTAAAGCGTAAATAATTACCGCTATGATCTAACCATAGACCAAAGTCTTTACCTTTAAATGATCGCATAACTCTTCCCATTTGTTGAACATGGGAGGATAATGATTTAGCGAAGGGTCGTGCTGATACTCCGATCATAACATCGGGAACATCGAAGCCACGAGTTAAGATGTCTGTTGCAATTAAACCATGAATAGTGGTATCGGGTTTACTAAAGTCTTCAATGACTTTACGCTTGGCATTGGATTCATCAAGATAAGATATAGAAACAAAGTTATATCCTTTCTCGGCAAACTGAGCTACTAAGTCTTGTCCATGTGCTACTCCAGAACAGAATACAATAGTCTTTCTCGGTCTGCCGTATATCTGATGTGTTTTAACAATCCATTCCTGAACAATGTCTCCTGTGAGCTTCATACTCCTTTCGGTAGCCACATCTTGAGACCATTCACCTGCTACTTTCTTAGCACCTTTCATATCGATTTGTTTGGCGATATAAACTTTAAGTGGTGCTAACCATTTGTTGATAACTAAAAATTCTGTGGTTGAACCTGTCACCACGTTAGAATATATTTTACCGAGACCTCGTGTAAACGGAGTGGCAGTTAATCCTATGACTTTTAGTTTAGGGTTTTTCTTAATAAACTCCGTGATTTCTCGTCTTGCAATATGGCATTCATCTACAATGAGAAGATCAATCTTTGGAAAGTCTTGTCTGCGTTCTAGTGTTTGTGCTGAACATATTTGAATAGGTTCAGTCGTGTTATACTTCCAATGGTCTGATTGATATACGCCATGTGGTATATCGTATTTGTCTAATCGTTGGCTTGTTTGATCGACTAGAACAATTCTATCCATAATCATTGCTGATCGTTTGCCTTTATCAGAAGCAGCCTTCATAAGTGATATAGCTACTTCTGTCTTGCCGAATCCTGTTGGTGCGTAAAGTAATTGTGATCTGTGACCTTGTTTAAACCCTTCTCTCAACTTATCTATAACTCCAAGTTGATGCTCCCTTAACTTTAACATATTCTCCTTAACTTCCAGATAACCTCTGGTTAGGTTTTTAATTTGCGTTTTAGACTATTCAAATCACGAGTGAGTATATCATTTCTATTCTGATACATATCTCGTGAATCCTTTAGAGATTGTATTTCTATCATTAGCAACCTATTTTGTGCTACGACTGATTGATATTCGTGAAGTATATAATCCTGTTCAAACTCCGTTGCGTTCCATTGTTTAGAAGCTATAATCGCTTTTAACGATTCAACTTCATCAGCAAGTTCTGCTACTGTTTGAGATAGTTCAAGATTAGTTTGTATTAAATCATCATGGTTTGTTACTGACTTCACTACATCTCCCTATAAATTATTATATCGAATTCTTGCTCTCAATCAAGAAAACTATTTATGTCTTTTTACGATATACCCATTGACGATTGCCATCAATAAGCGTAAAGAATTATTGGTATCTATCCCACTTACGATACTCACGACCAACAGATACAGAAATATAATTTTTAAACTTTTCTTTGATTGCTTCTGCACCAAGCTTACTGACTTCAGTCTTGTTCAATGGCTTAGGTAGTGTTATATAACCTTGACTCTCTAAATACTTTAAGCGAGTTCGGTTAGTCACGCATTTCTGAATGACCTCTTTAATCGTGCAATTAGGATTTTGTGATAAAAAGTTATTGATAAACTTTGCTTGTCTTTCATCATCGAGCTTAGTAAACATTAGAATTTCTCCCCTACTTCTTGAAATATCTTTTCAAATGCTGTTGGTTTAAAGTCTTTCTTATTAAATTCAAATACGGTCTTACGGCCATTGGCGTGTTTAATATAACCTTTGACTACTACATCTTCTACAATAATTGTTTTCTTTGATTCAGCCATTAATATGGTGCCTCCTCATAATCGTTAGTGTTAAATGGTTTGATTTTCTCTTTTGGTAATTCTACTACTTCTATATCTGGGTGACTATCTTTATACCATTTGGCTTCCCTCTTTGACCATCGGTATTTTCTTATAATATCTCCATCATCAACAACTGCGTGAGTGAAATTCATCGTATAGATCCTTATAATAAATTCTTGTTCCAATGCATTCATTTCCATCCATATCCTCTGCATCAAATAATACAAAAGACATATTGTTTTCTAGGTCATGCATGATGACATCTCCATGAAGACCATCTTCAAACTTTACTACATTTTCTATATTATTTTTCTTTAGGTCTTTAAGCTTCATTTTTATTAATCTCTATGTTTGGGTGAATAGAAGCCTTACATTCTTTACATTCTTTAATTACTACTCTCAGTTTCTTATCATACACTTTATTGTACGAATTACAAACTTGACAAAACCAATTATCGTTTATGTGTAGTTTACGTTTCTCCCAACTCATATTTCCTCCTATTTACATATCTTTAGACAATAGCTCTGCCAAGGGTGGTAATGACCGCCTTTGACCCATACTGAGATATTACTGCTACTCAATACCAATCCTACACTGAGTTAATGTTGACTCATTTACTAGAGGCAAAGACCAACCACCCCATGACTAGTAAACTTGTGTGATACCCATTTAAGATCACGAGGCGTGCCGTCAGGTGTAAACGAGCCTATGTATTCTTCCACGCCACCCATTTAGGTGCATTAGTAACGTCTGGAGAACGGATAGTAACAAAAAGGAATAAGAAAAGACGGAAGAGCTGAATAGCTAATCCATTTTTCTCTCATTCATACTTTGTTGCTCTCAATGACAATAATACACAAACTGAAAAAAAATGCAATGGGTATAAAAGAAAAAACCCCGAATGATCAGTTCAGGGTTTTTGGGTCGGTGAGAGAGGCACCGAGGGGTATCGTATGAACGAAAGAAAAGCATCAGACAGAGAGGGATCTGATATTTGAAACATTACACAATATGTTGTGTTTTGTCAAGCATTTATTACTACATCTTGTGTTAGAAAAAATACAACGAATATTCGTTAGACTTTTTTGTTTTTGTCAATATATCACTTTTTTGCGTTTAATTCTTGTAAGTGTTTCATTCAAAAGGGATTTGTCTGTATTTTGAGTGAAAACCATTTTTACAGGCAAATATAATTAACACATGAATTAATATGAGTACGACATATTGACATTGGTATTTTGATGTTGCATAATAGGGCTTCATTTATTTAGAGAGGAAATGAAAATGAAACAAAATATTCGTATTAATCCTATTGACCCAGCTAGAGAGAATGGTCGTATTTATCCCAACCACTACAAAAATGTTGATGTGGACATGTATATGTTCCAATCGGCTATGCTTGCTCGTAAAGAGAAGAAGCGTTTAAACGTATTCTTTTGGGTATTTGTCGTTTGTTGGGCAGCATTTATGGCTTATGTGTTTTGGATAACGAGGTAATTATGGAAATTATTAATCAAGGAATGAGAGTCGAATTAGAAAACATGGCTAAGAAAATGAATGCTATGGCTAAAAAGATTGAAGAAGCAAACAATCGTATAGATTTATTAATGGATATATTAATTAAACAATCAAAAGATGTTCAACATAGATTAGATAAGGAGAGGATATGAAACGATTTTTAGTATTAGCCGAAGTTGAAATTGATGAAAAGAAATACAACGAAGTTGAATCATGGAATATAGAAGTTACGGATTGGATTACCTCTGTACTAGCAGATCATGGTCGTGATCGTGGCATGCTTATTAAAATGCGATGCATGGAAACTGATTATCATTTACTTGATGATGTAAGTAGATCAGCAGATGCGATTGCTAAAGATAAAGCCTTCGATGAATTAGAAGAAGTGATGCTAACAAACAACATGTGTGCTAGTGGAAATTGCGAGGCTTAACATGAGAACAAGAAGCGAGCATATTCCTTTGTATTATTGGATTCAAAACTATGGAAGTATTAACAATGTAAAAGAAGATTCATTTGTTAGACATAGATTAATTGGTTGGCATTTTGCCGATGATGTGCTTAAAAGATTTGTAAGGATTTATAAACCAACGCCTAGCGTATTTGATGACATTATTTACAAGGCAGTAAGAAAATATGGAACACAGTTACAACATATGCCTATCTATTATAGGTGGTATAAAGACAGCAAAGGTAAACCTGTTCCATTTCCTTATAAAAGAGTTAGAAGACCTATGATAGTTTTTAAAAACAAATATGGTATTGAAGAGGTGAGGGTTAAATGATTATTACTAATAAATTTGGATTACCTAAGCCATTTGAAAACATAGCTAAGAATCCCACTTATTCAAAGGGTAAGGCACATCTATCAGCCACACAATTGCTTAACAGTCCTAAGATTGTAGCATTGATGAAGAAGCACGATGGTGAGTTGACTCAAGATGTAGCAGATACCATTTGGTCCATCTTCGGTTCAGCAGTGCATAGCATCTTGGAAAAAGGTGGTGATGAGAATCATATCGTTGAAGAAAGATTCTTTGCAGAACTTGATGGTTGGAGTATATCAGGTGCTGTTGACTTACAAGTCATCGATAGCGATGGAATTCACATTCAAGATTACAAAACAACATCAGTGTGGGCTGTTAGAAATGATAAGCCAGAATGGGAACAACAATTAAACATATATGCATGGCTTATTGCTTTCAATAAGAAAGTTCAAATAAAGTCCTTGACAATTGTTGGAATACTAAAGGACTGGAGTAAGTCAGAAGCTGATCGTAATCCAGAGTATCCACAAAAACCTGTTGCTATGGTTGATGTTCCTTTATGGACATATGAAGAACAAGAAAACTTTATTAAAGGTCGTATTGCTAAACACAGTGCAGCTGACTTCGCTATGGAAACAGGTGGAGAGTTAACAGATTGCACACCAGCAGAAATGTGGGAGAAACCTCCTGTATGGGCTGTCATTAAACAAGGTGCGACTCGTGCTAAGTCTTTACATGATGCAATTGAGTTAGCAGAAGCAGCTAAGAAAGAATTAGGTGCGGGTTATGAGATTCAACTAAGGCGTGGTAAGCGTGGTCGATGTGAAAGCTATTGCTTGGTGAATAAGTGGTGTAAACAATATCAACAATATAAGGAGGAAAATCCATGAGTGGTGCGGGCATGCCTTATGAGTGGTCACAGACTTATGATGACTACGATAAGATATTTGATGAAAAAGTACCGATGGTCGATAGTTCACAGATCGGTGGAACACATTATGTAAGTAAAACAATTCAGCCATGGGATTTTATTGTGGCTAACAAGCTTGGTTATCTTGAAGGCAACGTCATAAAGTATGTTTCAAGGTATCAAGAAAAGGGAGGCTTAGAGGATTTACGTAAGGCTAAGCATTATTTAGAGAAACTATTAGAGGTGAGAACAAATGAGTGTATACAAGAAGTTACAGGAAGCAAGAATCCTGCTGCAAAATACTAGTCTTAAAAAGTCTGGTAAGAATAAGTTTGCGGGATATGAATACTTTGAATTAGGGGATTTTTTACCTACCATTCAAAATATATTTACTAAAGTTGGTTTGTGTGGAACGGTATCATTTGGCACAGAGATAGCATCATTAACCATCGTGGACGTAGATGCAACTGAAGCAGCACAAGGAAGCTATGTTGTATTTAGTTCACCAATGTCATCGGCTGAGTTAAAAGGTTGCCATGCAATCCAGAATTTGGGGGCGGTTCAGACTTATTTGAGACGCTATCTATGGGTAACAGCCATGGAGATTGTTGAACATGACGCTCTTGATGCTACTACAGGAAAAGATGACCCAAAAAAAGCTGAGCCTACAACTGAAAGTCCAAAGATCGTAGGCTTAAGAGGTGAATGGCAAATTGTAGCTCCCGCTAAACCACAGGGAGATGTTCAAGGATGGTTAGATCTAATTAAAAATGCTTGTCATTTACAGTTAGGTTTTGCCAAAAAAAATGAAGACTTAGAATCTATCTTCAGAAAGAATAAACTACTATTTGATGAAATTAAACTAACCGATCCTAATTTCTACAAGGAAATGATGGCTCAATTTACAGAAATGAAACATAAACTAGAAAAGGAAAAACAAGATGGCACAACAGTATGAATCAAGACCTAACACGGGCGTATTATTTAATAACGATACAAAGAAATCAGAGAATCATCCTGACTTTAGAGGTTCAGTAGATATTGATCGTAACTTACTTATTGACCTTTTAAAGAAACATCAATCAGGTCCAATTAAAGTAGCGATTGCTGCATGGAAGAAAACTTCACAAGCAGGAAATGATTTCTTGTCATTATCAGCGTCAGAACCATACGAGAAACCAGCAGGTCAAGCACCAGCTAAGAATCCTTGGGAGAACTAAGATGGCTAGAGCCAAAAAAACGGCAGAAACCATTACTCCACAAGAGGCATTGATTAAGGACCTGCAAGCTCAGGTCCATGATCTCTACGCTTTTTGTGTAGAGTGGCGTAAACAGAATGACACTTTAAAAGCTGAGAATGCTAACTTACATTATCAAATTGTAAGACTTGGTGGAATCGTTCAATATTTGGAGAACAAGATTGAAGCCGATACAATTCGAAGCTAAAAAGGTTGCCATTAAGCAAGATAAGAATGGCGTTTCATTAACGCTTGTTGTGCATCCTGACGACTTTCCTATAGAAATTCTACAGGACTTCGTTGGGGCTGCTTATCAATGTGTATTTGTAAGAACTGACCGTCCTCATGAAGACAAACAAGCTTCTTATGTTGGAGAACAACATGTGAAGTTAGCTGGCATACTTTCTACTTCAAAAGACTTTTGGGACTTCTTACATGCAGATAGTCAAATCCTTAAAAAAGATGAAGATACAGCTACAGATTGGTTGCGTGCATATCTTGGTATTCAATCAAGAGCAGAACTTAAAACTGATTTAGCAGCACAACAAAGATTAGATAAGATTAACAGGGAGTTTAAACAGTGGATGCAAAATTAAAGAAAGTTCCATACTCGGTATATTTACCACAAGAACTGCATTCAAAGTTAACTGCGATTGCAAAGACTCGTAAGGCATCTGAATTGGTGCGTAATGCAATTACCATGATTATCGAAGGTAACGATGCATACAACAGTGGATATAACCAAGCCATTAGAGATGCAGCACAACTTGTTTATGATTGTGAAGAAGCACAGATGGTAGCTATCAAAGGTAAAGATCTTGGTTCAATCCTCACCCACAGAATTGAAGGATTGGAGATGAAGAAATGAAATTGACTAGAAAACAAAAAATGAATCTAATAGAAGGAAAGCTTGAATTAAGTATGTTGCAATTCCATGCAAGCTTGCCTTGGATTATTAGAAAGTTATTTAGCAAACAAGCTTTAAATTGGTATGACAAGGGTAAAGGTGACGCAATGGCTGATTATCTTTGGCTTAAAAAGAAAATAGCAAAAGTGGAGAATCAAAATGGCAAGTGAAGCAGGCAAAGGCGATAAACAAAGACCAATGATCTATAGTATTGACTTTGAAACCAGATCAGCAATTGACCTCAAAGATAGGGGATTGGATGTATATGCCAACGACCCTACTACTGAGGTTATATGCATTGCGTTCGGCACCCAACCTAACGATGTGTTAGTAACTGACCAAGTTAATAACCCACACTACGGGCATTTCTTATCCAAACTATTAGACCACGTAAACAACGGTGGCAAAATCCAAGCATGGAACGCCATGTTCGAGTATGCCATCTGGAACTGCGTCTGTGTGCCTAAGTACGGCTGGCCACCACTAAAATTAGAACAATGTATTGACACCATGGCCATAGCTGCGGCCAATAATATTCCACAAAGCTTAGATGACGCTGGCACATTTCTAGATGCCGAATATAAAAAAGATCCTATTGGTAAGCGTCTTATTCAGAAACTATGCAAACCATACAAAGACGGATTTAATAAAGACCCCGAACTTATAAATCAGCTGTTTGAGTACTGTCGCCAGGACGTTAAGACAGAGATGGCCATAGGGCGTTTGCTAAGACCCCTGGACGCATCAGAACAAAAGATATGGGAGTTGACCCAGCGTATTAATATTAGGGGTGTTCCCGTCGATCCTTGTGAGTTGGAAAATGCGGTTAAGGTTATTGAACATGCTCAAGGCAAGATTGACCAAGAAACAATCGCCAATGGCATAAGGGAGAAGATAAATGAATGAATATAGAATAAAAACATTTGTGCATAGACTCAATAAATTAGGTATAGATGTAACCTTTGCTGCCAATTATCCTTGGATTTATTTTGATACTATTAACGGTAAAAAGGTTACAGGAACATTTCATGCTGATCATGGATGGACTGCATTTTTTAGTCCTGTTGAAATACAAGGCAAAGTTAAATTTAGTGATAGACGAGAAGTATTTAAAAAGGTAAGGAGCATGTTATGAAACAACATAAATGGCATAAAGAAATAAAAGCATGGGCTGAAGGTAAAAAGATTGAAGCTAAATGGTTATCTGATGAAAATGAAGAATGGCAATATGTTGAAACTCCAATTTGGGATGCAACTCATTGGGAATACCGCATTAAACCACAACCTAAAGAAATGAACCCAGAACCAAATGAAGAGTTTACATGGTGGTATGAAAGAGTGTTTTTACAAAGCCCTAGTATGTGTGAACTTAAATATGATGATGAAAAGATGTGGCAAGCATGGATAGCGGGATATAAATTAGGTCGTGACAATGCCTACAAAAGAAAAGATATTCCTATTGAAACCTTTACCATACCAAAAGAAAAACATATACATACCATGAATGAAGAGGTGAATGATGAATGATCAAGAACAATTAGAAGCTGTTTATGCTGGCATGGCTATGTTAGGATTTATTATTAACGGTGATAAAGAGCTAGAAGATATTCCAGAGCTATCTAAAAAGATGGCTCGTAAAATGATGGAAGAACCTATTAAAGTAGGACTTCCCGCTATCAAAAGGAAAAGAAATGCTAGATGAACTTATTAGATTTGCTGAAGAGCTTTATAAAAAGGATAAAGTAGCTGGAACAGAACTTGGTAAAATCATTCAGGATATTGGTAAACAAGTTCTCTTGCATAATGCTCTTGTAAAAGAAATGAAGGCTACCATTAAAAAACTAGAATCAGAAAAGAAAAGGAGAATGCATTGATACCTAATTACCCAGATATTAGTTTTATAGATTTGATTGAAGGCAAACAATGGCACTATATGCCAACAGAAGATATTACAGCCTATGAAATTGCACAATTATTAGAATTATTTACTTATACTGCCATTTACCACAAAGAAAGACCTATTGAATGGAAGTTATATTTAACAAGTAAGAACCTGTTTAAACACTTTAAAGAAACGGAGATTGGACAATGAATGCACAAGAACTAGCAGCTAAAGCTAAAGAATATAAAGAAGCTTATATTACAGGTAAGCTATCGCTGGTTGAGTTCAAAGAACTTGTGTCTGATTTAAATCTTGCTAAAGAAATAGATCAGAATGCATCGCAGTTTGAAGATGATCAACAAGCTAGAACAATCATACTAGATGTGATTCAGATAGTGAGTGCACTATGAGATTTCTTCCTTTTGCAGCAATTGCTTTAACAGGATGTTCTATTCTTAATATGGCATCTTATGATCCTAATGAATATCAATTAGTCAATATTATTAGAACTGATGCACAAACTATGAAATGCACACCTGATAATTTAGCTAAACTTAATTATGATATTAAAGCGTTAAAGAACTATTCACAATATCAACCAAACAATGAAGCAACGGTCAAACTTGTAAACAATCTTTATACTATTGTAGATGAGCTTAGCCAAAAAGATAAGCCTAGTGAAGTTTATTGTTCTGCTAAATTATCTATGATTGAAATGTCAGCAGAACGTATTGAGCGAGCTGTAGGTGGTAAACCAAGATGAGCCATAAAGATATTAAAGATGATGTATGGGATGCTTTGAAAAAAGTATATGGATCAACGCTTTACAGTGCTAAAGTTTCTGTTATACTAAAGGAACCTAATGGTATTCAGGTTAATATGATCATTAACTTCCCACCTAAAGAGGAGTTTTTTGAGTAATGTCGCCTTTATTTATATATATGCTACTAGCTTCACTGCTATGTGGCATAGCAATCGGATTTATTATCTATGACGAATTCTTTAAATAGTCCCTGTGTTGGCGTATGTCAAATATGGGACAACAAATGCAAGGGTTGCCATCGCACTATGTACGAAATAGTAAGCTGGTATGACTTTAGCGATGATCAAAAACGTGAAGTGTTAGAAAGGTTGGAAAATGTACCGAAACAAGAAGCTTCTGGAATTAGTTCGTCAATCTCCCTGTCAAAATTGTGGGATTGAAAACGGCACTATATGTGCTGCACACTCCAATCAAATGCGAGATGGAAAAGGAAAGGGAATTAAAGCCCATGATTTCCGTATTGCTGCTCTTTGCCATGAATGCCATGTCAATATAGACTCTGGAAAAGATTTAACTCGTGAAGAAAGATTTGATGTATGGGAACGTGCCCACAGAGAAACGATAGGATGGTTATTTTTAAACGATCATTTGGAGATTAAATAATGAATCGCTTTGACTTAGAAGAACAGATTATAACGTGTTGGAATATATTAGATGACTTAAAAATGATTGTTGAACCCATGGAAGATAATCATATTGACCGAAAAAGAATTGAAGCAGTCATTGAACTTTATGATATGAAGTTTCAACATCTATGGGACATATATAGCGAATTAGTAGAGTCATATCAATTTAGGAGTGTTTTTGATGAATAAGCCAGAAGCATGGTTGTATGAAGAGTACGATACTAACGGTAAATTAAGAGCAAGACATGTATGGAATCTATTGCCTAATGATTTATCTTACATATCTAAGCTAAAAGATATTGGACATGTTGAAATATCAGCACTTGATAAGGTTGGTGACTCTATTGTGTTTGATAAAGAAAACAAATACAACTCTAAAAAACTAACTGAAGCATTTGGAGGGCTATGAAAACTATTATCAATGATGATGCATTACGTGCATGCTATGTTTTTCTTAGGTCTGTCTATCCTTTCAACACATGGAAGTTACCACCACCATCTAAAGTAAATTTTGAAGTTACTACAGCCACAGAAGTTATGGGAGAATTTGATTGCGACCCGTTAGTGATTCGTCTTTCATCGGCTAGGCAATCGACAGTAGAAAATCTATTAAGAACGACTGCACATGAACTTGTGCACATGAAGTTTTATTTAGAAGGTAAAGCAAATTATCATCATCACGACCAATCATTTAGAAACCATATGAGACAAATTAACACACTCATGGGTTGGGATAAACTTGAACTTTAAGAGAGGAAAATATGAAATATAAATCAGTACTTGTTATATCAGACTTACACATTCCATACCATCATCCAGATGCGTTTAAATTTTTAACGGCTTTAAAGAAGAAGTACAAACCAGACCATGTAGTCAATATTGGTGACGAATTAGATATGCATGCGATGTCTATGCATGATTCAGATCCAGACTTATTTTCGGCAGGTCATGAACTTGCTGCATCAATCTCATATATTCAACAACTTGAAAAGATCTTTCCAAAGATGACGATTGTTCATTCCAATCACTCATCGATGTTATTTAGACGTGCTTTGAAGCATGGCGTTCCAAAAGGCTACTTAAGGGACTATAATGAGTATCTCGGTGTAAGTAACAATTGGAAATGGGTGGATGATCATACCATTGATTTATCTGACGGCACTCGTTGCTTTTTTACTCATGGCTTATCTGCTGACGTTCTTAAAGTAGCTATGCAATATGGCATGCATACTGTTCAAGGACATTATCATACTAAGTTTAGTATTGGTTATTACTCTAATCCTGATGCGTTAGTCTGGGGCATGCAAGTCGGATGTCTTATCAATCAAAAGTCTATGGCATTCCAATACGCTAAGAACTTTAAAACAAGGTTCATTGTTGGATGTGGTATGATACTCGATGGACAACCAAAGCTTATGCCTATGGTGCTTAATTCAAACGGTAAATGGATAGGAAAGTTAGTATAATGGCAACAGAAAAAGTACATCCAAGTAAAAAACATCGAGATCCGTTCAAAACAAAGACGGGTAAAGATAATTTAAAAGCTCTTTCTATAAAGCAACTCTACCTATTGTTAGAGAAGGCTGAAGGAAAGAAAAAACATAAGATAGCTAAAGAAATAGCAAGGAGAACTCCGATTGAGTAAACATCATGAAGCAGGAAAGGGTGATTCACCAAGACCTACCAATCAAAAGGCCTTTGATGAGGGCTTTGATCGTATATTTGGTAGACGCATCTTAAATCAAAAAATGTCTAATGATGATCTAGCAGAATATGAGCTCGATAAATCAACAGGCGAGGTAACTAAAGTTGCAAAATAATACTGATGTTTTTGTTGCGTTTGTAACTGTTATGTGCTTGATATACATACTAGCTGGATTTCTTAAGGGAATTCTAGCTATCTACGAATACGCACTGTGTTATCTATAAAATACAAAGCTGACTATGATCGTGGATTTAATGCAGAAGAACGCTTCGCTGAAGCTTACTTAAATCAAATAATTTGGGCAACCAAAGAACAGGATATGTTCGAGCATTGGGATGTTCAAGGTCTATTTATTGATAACTACTATAAGTTTGATGTAAAGGCTTTAAAGAAAATTAATCGCTATGATGATTCATTCCAAGATGATATGGCTTGGGTAGAAGGTGTTAACGTCAATGGTGAAAAAGGATGGTTGCAAGGAAAAGCTGATTATATTGTCTTTGAACGTAACCACGAATGGCTTGTAGTTGAACGTCAGGGACTATTCGACTGGACAACGCACAAGCTTATTAAAAACGGATATAAACAAGGTAAAGAGCTTTATAGTGTCTATCAAAGAAAAGGTCGTCAAGACAAACTTACCTTAATTAAATACTCAGATATACCTCAAGAGCATATTATTCGTTTAAATAAAAAAAGGGAGACATTTTAAGCCTCCCTTTCGGTACCATAACCCCATGCATAAACTAGTTTATCGGGACGAGTATTATACCATTATTTATTCATTACGTACATAGTTACTTCAAAGCCAAAACGCATTTCTGTTGCAGTAGGTTTATTCCACATAGTAGTTCTCCTTTCAAGTACAAATGTATCCTAAAATAGAACAATTTAAATCAAGAAAACCATGAAAATAGAGTACGACTTTCCTTATCCACCAAGCGTAAATCATTACTGGGGAATACACGGTAAAATACGCTTTGTAGGTAAGGCTGGATTAGCCTTTAGGAAAGAGGTCTCTATAATAGCTCTAAAACGCACAGAATCGCTCTATAACGCACGATTAAAGGTCAAGGTATACCTATACCCTCCCGACAGGAGAAAGCGTGATATAGACAACAATATGAAGAGTCTTTTAGATGCTATGGAACATGCAGGCGTATATGAGAATGATTCTCAAATAGACGACCTGCATATTATAAGGGGTGAAGTGGTTAAAGGCGGAGCCTGTAAGGTAATCTTAGAAGCTATTTTTTTTTAAACTTATCTAGTAAGCCACCTTTGGCATAGTTATTAGATGCTGCACCGCTAGTAATTGCAGCTAAATCTTGAGCTGTAGGACCAAAATTTTTCATCCATTTTGGTCTTTCGGTAGCAAGCTTAGTTAGTCCTCTCATGCCTAATTTGCTGTAAGCTCCTAATGCACCTAAAACAGGAGTAACTGGAAGACCAGCCAATAAAGGTGTTCCTGTTAAAGCAGCTGACATCATAAGTCTATCTGCAGTTCCGCTATTAGGAACTTTAGCACCCAATACGTCTAAACCTGCATTTGCCTGATCTTGCATCATAGCAATACCTTTTCCAGCACCTTTTCTATCCAAAGCTTTAACTGCTGTTAATAATTGATTGGGAGAATAAATGCCTTTTGTATCTACAGCACTTTGAGCAGCTCTTTCTAATCTTAAATAACGTTTAAACGCTTCATGAATACCATTTAATTTTTCTGCGTGTGTTGGATTTGCATCTGCCATAACTCCACGAAGAGCAGATTGTAAATCTCTATAAGCGTTAGCAATTAATTTATCACCATTACTTTTATAGGCATTCCATGCCAAATTACCAAAGTTACTTTCAGCATCTCTAAATTGCTGACCAGTCAGTTTATTGCCACCTGATTGCATTGCTTTTTGGTATTCCTCTTCTGTAATAAGACCGTCTTGAAAGCTTCTATTTAAACTATCTTTAAATGAAGCTTCATTTTGACTTGCTCTGTCTACGATAAACTTATTGAATGTATCAGTTACTTTTTTAGTTTGATCAGCATCTAATCCTTTAGTGGCTTTTTCTAACTCATCATTTAATACACCTAGAGATGATTTATTTGATCCTTCTAAAATATATTTACTATCACCCTCATCAAACAAATGAGGATATTCGTTCATTGCTTGTTCTTTTAATTCTGTTTTAAATGAACCATCTTCATTAAAATAATGTGGCATATTTTCTTTGTTAAGAAGAGTCTTATCAAGATCAAGTTCTAGTTTTGGAGATATATCTTTATAGGCGTTGGTCACTTTATTATAGACATCATCTACAAGTTCATGTCCTGCTTCTGCTCTAGGATTAACTTTAATAAGTTGTTCTTCTAATGCTTTTGCTGCTTTTTTATCGCCTCTAGCCAATGCTTCTGCTATTTTTTCCCTAACTTCATTATTCATTGGTTCTATAACATGGTTAGCAATAGCTTTATTAAAATCTGCAATAGATGTTTTTCTACCTTCTGCCATAATTGAACCTAAGATAGGACGGCTTGATAAAGATTGTTCTGCACTTAAAAGTCCAGGACCTAAGTCAATACCAAATAAAGAGACATCTGATAGCAATTGAGCTGGAGTAAAATGCTTTACGCCCATATCTTTAAGTTGTTGTAATCTTGCTCCTACAATAGGAGAGAATAGCATTTGTGATCCTTTACCAAATACGCCACCCAATGCAGCACCTTCAGCAATGTCTTTAGCTTTATTCTCTAAAAATGTTTCATAATCATTGCTACCTTTTGTATCGGTAGGCATTAATGCAGATATACCAGCACCTGCTACAGCACTTCTTGTTAATGGACTCATTTTATTAAAAGCATTTATTTCTGGTGTTAATACTCCTCCACCAATTAAACCTGCTAATTCTCCACCAAATTCTGCAACCCCAACTCCTCTGCGACCAGTTTTTCTAGCATCACTTTCAACGGTAGCTAAGTAGTCAGCTGGTTCATTTATACCAGCCCATTGTGCTACACCTGCAACAGGTTTTACAAAACCACTAAGATATGCTGCAGTTAATGGATATTTGGCACCAATAGAATTATGACTTCTCATCATTTCATCTATATCAGAAGATGCCATAGTAGATTGTAAGGATGGTTTACTTCCTATACCGCTTACTATATTTGAAATATCTACCATCTCATCACTTGACAATGGCTTAGATGGTCCAGATGGAATACCTAAATGATTATGAACAGCATTTTGAATAACGCTGCTACTAGTTCCAGCAGGGAAATGCAGCTCAGTGCCGTCATGCATTTGGGCTATAACATCATCACTCATCTTGGGTTTCCATATTGATCAAATTTAATTACATTTTTAGGACTAGATGTTCCATATAATGATTCATTTACTTTTCCAGTGTTAACAAATTCATCATTAATAGATTTTGCTTTATCTATAAGACCTTGTAAATGCTGTCTAGCAGTTTGAATTCTTTGCATTCTTACTTGATTTGTTAAGTCTGAATTAGAAATATCACCAATAGCTTCTTGTAATGCATTAAATTCACTTTGATTTAAACGACCTTGCAATTTAGGTAATTCAACAACTAAACTATTTTTCAACATTTTAAGTTGGTTGAGTGCTTGATTTCCTTCAGAGTTTGTCATTCTTCCAATTGGACCTGCAGCAATTCTACCTGGCATAGGTCCATCAGGTGCTTTTGAAAGATATTGCTCCATTAAGTTAAGTGTATTAATACCAGCTTGTGCTGTCTCAGCTGATTTATTTGCTGGATCTACAATACTTTTTTGTAAAGATTTTTGTGCAGGAGTTTGGAATCCTTCCATTTTTAAGTTTTCTCTTGCATTCTTATCTTGTGCAAGCATTAGCATCATATTGTGTTGAAATGCATCTTCTTTTAATTTATTTGCTGCAATTTCTTTTTTAGCAGCAATTTCACTTAAAGTAGCTCCAATTTTTTGATGACGATCTTCATCGGCTTTAGTTGCTTCATAAGCATATTTATTAATTGCTTCTTGATCTGCTTCATTTTGAGCTTGTTGTTTGCTATAAAAGTCAAGACCTTCTGGAGCACCCTTACCTATATTCACTAAAGCATATGGAGATGTTCCTGCCATCATGCCAAGACCAGCTCTTAATAACGCTTCTCCAGACATGGTTTTTTGACGACCTTCCATAATGTCTTGAAGATGTTTTTGACCTGCTTTTAATGATTCAGATACTTCATTTTTAGGATCCAAATATTCTTCCCACATTTTTTGTTCTAAAGAAGAGCTAGAAAATTTGTTTGGATCTGTAATAGGTGTTACAACGTTATCCGAAACAGGAGCTTTATTAGATATTTCATGGCTAACTTGTGGAGATTTTTTAAATGAATCATAAATAGACTTAGCTGTTACAGTTGGAGCAGAATATGTAGGAGATCCTGATGCATTAGCTTTAGTAAAATCATCATAAGGATCACTTGGTTGAACTACTACAGGAGCAGGTTTTACTGGAGCATTCTTATTAAATTTAGAAATATCAAACATTCCCGTGTCTGGATTTATTGTCGTAGGCGTAAATTTTTCTTGTTCTGGATATGTGTTAGGGGTATCATCAGTGTGTGCATTAGCTCCAGAAGCTGATTTTAAAAGTTTTATAATACTTGGATCTTCTTTTTGTGATGCAAGTTTAAGACTTGAAGAGTCATCTGGTGAAGGAACTAAACTATCATCTTTACCTGCAAAGGCTAATAAACCACCACCAGCTGCCTTCATGGTTGTAAGATCAGGAGGTGTTGCAATAGCACCCACTCCCATTCTATCTTGAGGTGGCATTGGTTGCATAGATTGTTGTGCTAATATCTTTGGAGATTCAGGATTAGATTTTAATCTTTGATCTTCTTGTTGATAACCATTAGCTACTAATTTAGCTAAAGGACTAGCATATTGACTTTGTTCTACTGCATTAAGCTGTTCTGGTGAAAACATACTCATAGGAATACCACCAGCAGCTTTCATTACACCGCCTTCTTTAGCTTTAATAACTCCACCTTTAGCTTTTAAAATTCCAGTAGCATTAGCCATACCAGCTAAACCAATACCAGCAGTACCTAAACCAGCAGCTTGTGAAATAAGGCTTGGAGGAGCTTGGTACATAGACGTTGTAGATTGTTGCATTGGTAAACCACGTAACATAGAGTTAAGTACACCCAATTGCATGTATGGATATTGTTGTGCTGTAGCGTAGTTTTGAATAGCTTGGTTGATAATGTTTTGTTGTTGTGTTTGTTGTTGAGCACCTTGTTGGGCTTGAGTGCCAAGAATACTTTGTTGAGCAGCCAATTCTTGACCACCAAGACCTGCCAATTGATTTGCACCAGCCATTTGTGAAGCAAGTGCTTGAGCTTGAGCTTGTTGACCTTGAAGGCCTAAGTTGGCACCAAATTGTTGTGCTTGTTGTGCATTTTGGAATGCAGTATTGTAACCTTGTGAGATCAATTGATTTTGAGCTAACATTTGGTTTTGTGCATTAAGTGAATTCATAAGTGCTTCACGTGATCCACCAAAAGCTCCTGCTTGAGTTGCACCGCTTTGTTCTTGTTGACCTGCTATACCATATTGCTGATTAGCTAATTGAAGTTGAGGTGCTAATGAAGCCTGAATGTATGGATTCATATAAGCATTAACAGAAGCTGGGTTAGTTGCTTGGTTTGCGTAATTTTGACCAGTCATACCCATTTGTTGACCTAATCCACCAAGCTGTCTATTTACACCCATGGTTTGACCCATCGCTTGATTATAAGCACCAGGTACTTGAAGATTAGCAGCAGAAGATTGTGCTTGTTGTTGTAATGGTGAGAAACCAGCTACGTAGTTTGCAGGATTATTACTGTATGGCGTATAAGCATTAAAGCCTGTACCAGATGGATTATATACTTGTGCTTGAGCAGCATTAAGCATATTCATAACATATGGCTGTGCATAGTCAGGAATATTGGTATTCATCACCGTAGTTTGTGTAGGAGCAGATGCTGGTGGTGGAGATCCTCCCCATAGCACAAAGCCCATGTTTGTCATGAAACCATTGACAAGCCAATAAAGCTTATCTTTTAATGAGTTTCCATGTCCTACGTCTATGCCAAATAACTTCATAATCTATCCTTGAATTGTCTTTGTGTATATCTTATCTGTGAATTTATAACCTAAATATTCTAATAACCTTGAATTATCCAAATGGACTTTTGTATGAATTAACATACGATTAACGCCTATGCGTTTTAACGCTTCTTCTGCATATTGAAACATCTTGATTCCAACACGACCTTTTCTGTATTCTGGCTTTAAGTAATACACATCTTCATAAGCCATCTTACAAGATTTGTAATGAGGATTAGATTGTATGAAAAAAGCCATATAACCTATAAGTTCACCATCATTTCTTACTGTAATCGTTCTTAACATTCCTGCTTGTGCAAAACGATCATAAGAATCCCAATCAGGATCAAATGGAAATTCTTTACTTACGCATAGCTCTTCGTAATGAGCTGGAAGAACTCTCATGAATTCTTCTTTAAACTGCGTTCCGTCAACGTCCTCGTATACTATCATGCGTTTGGTGGAGGCGTTTGTCCTGACATCATATTAAGTTGACTTAAAGCATCAGGTCCTGTTGTATTTGGAGGAGGTGCTACATTACTTGTTTGACCAGCTGTTGTATTGTTTGGATTCCAACCACCAAAACCATTGCCATATTGATTAAATCCACCATAAGTATTTCCATATGGACTCCATTGACCAAAGCTTCCACCATATGGATTCACTTGACCCATATTAAACATAGGTTGTTGTTGATTGCCATATGGAACATTCACTGGATTATTAGATCCTTGTGGAGCGTATGGGTTAGTTTGGTAATTTTGAAATGCACCTGAATTAACAAGCTGTGAAAGAATACCAGCTATGCCACTTGATGTTCCTGTATTTGCACCAAGCGTTCCATAATTTGGTTGATATGGTGAATTAGGTGGAGGCGTAGTTGTAGGGCCTGTCATATTAATGTTTGGTCCATTATAATCAGATGTTACTTGTTGAACTACTGGTGCTGGTGATGATGATCCGCCCATGGCTTTTCCTTTATGCTGGTAAAAATTTATATGCTTTAGTGTCTGCTGCTATATCTTTAGCTTTAGCACGTTTAGCTTTGATGCGATCCATCATTTCATAAAGGCGTTTAGCTCCTGCATCTGTTGAGCCATTACCAAGTTCTGAAACAATCCTAGCTGGTATTACAAATTCACCTTCTGCTAAACGAGCTGGTTGTTTATGACCAATCGTTGCAGGAATAGAATCTGATACACCATCACCAGGTCCTTTTAAAAGTCTTCCACCATCTGAATAATCACCTAAATGGTAATCAGGTAGTCCGTGTAATTCACCACCATGTGCATATTGACTTGGAATGATAGGGTTTGTATTAATAGCACCTAAAGTTGGGAATTTTTGCATACCTGCAAAATAACTTGATGGCATTTGAGCTAATACAGCATTAGCTGATGCGTTAGCAAGACCTGCTTGATCTGCAGGTAAATTAGCTGTGCCTGATTTGTCTACATAAACTGTAGATTCAACCTTAGGCATTTCTTTAGCAGTCCGTTTAAACATTCCAGCACCTTTGTTAATATCTTCAATAGCTGTTTTTTCTGCTGCTAATACATCTTTTTTACTTGATGGTGCAATGTCACTTAAATCTGTTTCTCCAGCATCAGCATATTTATGCACATCCATAAGTCCACCTTTTTTAGCTGCATATGGATTATAAGGACTTGCAGCATAATTAGCATAAGTAGCTTGATATGCTGGATTGGGTTGTGCTGGGAGCATGGGTTGAAAATTAGGCGAATTATATTTTAATTGATTAGCAGAAGGCACGCTTGATTGAGTAGCTACAGGACCACTTGTTTGTGAAGAAGATAATCCTTGTAAACCAGCCAAAGCTGCAGGAGCTAATGATTTTAATACGTCCATTCCAACACCTGGTCCAGAAGATAAAAAGTCTCCTGGGTGCGTTACAGCGTTTACAATTCCAGAACCCAATCTATTTAAACTAGGTGTATTTGGACCTGCAGTAGGTGTAGCAGTTGGTGTTGCAGAAGGAAGCCCTTGTGGTGTTGTATTGTAGTTTGGTGCGATCTGTGGTTGTGCATCAGGAGTTAAAACAGGTTGACCTGTAGTTGGATCAAGAGCTGGTGTAGATGTAGGTGGTGGAGTTTCTACTGGAGCTGCTCCAAAATTACTAAGATCTGAACCTAATTGACCACCGCTATAAGCACCAAAACCAGCCATAATGCCTTGTCCTAAAGATCCTGTTATAGCATAGTCACCAAGACCAATAGCAGCAGATGTTAATAATCCAGCTTGTGATGCTGTTAAACCAGCGTCTACTAAAGCAGGGTCAAGAGTCACTGCACCTAAAGCACCTAATGCCATTGGTAAAATAGCACTTAAGAATCCAGCTTCTGGAAGTCCTGTTTTAGGATTAACAGTTAGTGAATGTCCATGAGCTTTAGCAAGTTCATTAAGGGCGTGTAATTCCCCAGTCGTCATATGGACTAAGTGGTCATCATCTCCACGACCTTGGGATTGTAAATGTTGGGCTGCTAAATGTAGACTCATAATTTCACCATTATATAATATTTTACAGGGTTTTACACAGTTGTGCCACTAGAATTCACCCAATTTGTGCCGTTATACCAGATTGGGATACCTAAAGTGGTATCAAAGTATGTTTGTCCGATAGAAAGACCTTGATTAGGTCTATTTGCAGTCGTTCCATATGCTGGAACTACCACTGCACGAGTAAAGCTATCTATTGTATTAAAGTAAAGACGTAATGCGTTAGAGAACTTATCTTGTGTTAATGCACTGTATTCTGGTGGGGCTAACGGTAAGTTAGGTGCAATCGTTGGAATTAGTTTGTTATCAAAAGCCATTATCTTCTACCATCTGGTTTAACATCAATACGAGGCACACCAAGTTGCCATGCCACACCTAGTCCTGTAGATGTAATATTAAATGCCATTTGACGAGCACGAAGTCTAGTATAAACTTCACCACTAAATTGTTGGATTGGATACTCTGAAACTGATGTATAGTTATTTGCACTTATCACAGAATCAACATCTGAAGTAACTACAGTAGCACCTGAATTTTGACGGCCATATAAGGTCATGGTGACAGACGGATTATTGACTGTAGATCCGTTAAAGTTTACATCAGGTAACATACGCCATACAAAGCCTAAATGGTCTCCAGCATCAATACCAAAATCAGAAGACTGTATGTAAGAAGTAATAGGTTGTGGGCTTGATGTTGAAACATCATCTGTACCAACCTCATGATAAAGAAGCCTATTATTATAATCTGCTGCTACTGGGTATGGGTTAATACCATATTGTAACCATGCAGTACGAGCCATTGTTCCATATGTCCAAACCTTATCTAAATAGTTGTAAATCACATATTTGTCAATTTGATTTGAACCACTTGAGTTACTTACATAGAACCACCAAACTTCGTTATAGCCCTCATTAGATCCAGAAAAGACTTGGAATGATTGGTTAGTATTGATGTCATCAAATACATACTGACGTAATGAACATGGTAATGTGGAAACAGTACCGTTATACATATAGAATTTATCTTTACCCATCCAATAAGTTACGTTATTAACTGTGACTGCTGAATTAGGTGACATGATAGAAATATTATCCATCAATACTTGGAATGACCAAACATAAGGGAATCCAATATACTGCATAGAGTAAAGACAAGAATCAGTCCAAATCAATATTTCTTGACGTGTAGTTTGAGATTGCATAATGTAAGAACCATTCGTCAATTGGAACTCACCAGATTGATTTGTGGTACTTGGTACCCAAGTAAATTGGTTAGCTTGATCTGACCAACGTACAAGCATGGGATTGAATGCTGTGTTTGGGTTTGATGGGTTATAAGAATTAGCACCCATAGCAATTAAGAATTGTTGGATAGGAGCTGATAAAATTTGATTAGTTTCTAATGGAACAAACTGTTGATAGGTATAAGATGTTCCAGGTACAGTAGAATTAGATGCTAAGCTACTTAAAGCTACAGCACGAGTAGATACGCCATTTGCAGCTACCCAATAGTAAATAGGTCCACCACGAGGTGCTATGGCTAAGTCTGCACCATAGTTATCATTTGTCCAAAGTCTTAATTGTAGAGCTATACCAGATGTATAACCTGTGCCCCAACCACGAGATCCTTCTTGCACATTAATATAAACAGAAGATCCACCACCTGTAGCTGATGATGTGGCTTTGTATGAATTAGGTAAAGTAATTGTAAATCCAGCAGCCGATATATTGGATATTTGGAATGTATTATTTAGCACAGCTGCAGGAACGCCTCCTACAGAAGCTGCTCCACTCAATGCTACGGTAACTATAGCTGCAGTACCTGAACCTGTACCAACATTAGTAGCAGTAAAGACGGTGCCTACAGCTGTTGAAGATGCACCAATAGATGTCCAGTTTGTTGTGCCAGACGCTACAATTTGATATTGTTGACCTACGACTAAAGCGGTTGCATTGACAATAAAAGTATTTGAGAAAGCAATAGTAACTGTAGAACTTGATGCAGTGGTCGTAATTGGATTAGCACTCATCAAGACAGGTGATGTAGTATCTCCACCCCAAGGACCAGATCCCCATCCCGTGCCTACTGTTTCTGTGACTAGACCTACTGGATATTCATATTGAGCTGTGACTGTGCCTCCACCTGTGGCTGTAGAAGAAGCCGCATTAGATGAAGTGACTGTGTATTGAGTAGCATTTAAAAAAGATGCAACGATATATTCATTATTGGCATTAATACCAGAAGTGGCAATGTTGATACCGCCTACATTTGATGTAGCTGAAAGAAGAACATAATCACCTACATTAGGTGAATAGTTACCATCTGTAATAGTTAACACATATGAAGAAGCAACAGTAGCAATAGCTGCTGTGAGTGAACTTGTATAAGATATAGGTGTAATGTCATTATAAGTACCACCAAAGTAAATATAATACTTAGAGCTAGTTCCTACACCAATATAGCTTGAAAGACCGTTAAGATTAATCCATGACCATAAAGCACGGCAAACACCTACATATTGACTTGGATTAACCTGAACCCAGCCACCAATTTTTTCTGGAAGACCTGATCTAAAACGAACTTTATCAGAAAGATAAAATCCACCTTCGTTACTGTAATCAGTACCTTCTCGGTTAACGCCTGGTCTATATGTGAGTTTTTGTAATGGCATATTATTCTAGTACGTCTAATACCTTATTAATTTTCATAACACGATCATCAAGGCCAAGTATACCGCCATTAATGCGTTTTGTCATATTTGTGTAGTCTTGTGCATCAGCTAAAATGTTTAGCCCATGTTTGTTCCAGAACCAGCCAGCAGACAATACAGCCCCAGTAGGTTCAGAAATAAGGTCAGGATTATCCAAAAGATCCAAGCCCAATGCTTCTCCACAATTCTTGTAATTATCTTTACCAGTGATTTGTATAACACCACGACCAATGTATTTGAATCCATCTCCATCCTCCGTGTTACCCATACGTCCTGCATAAACTTTATTAGCAATCTTTTCTTGATTATGGGCATATTGATTCGCTGTATCAAGATCAGGAAAACGACTAGGCCATGTTTTCATAAGTGATTCAGCACTATAATTAAGGTTTTCTTTTACAAACTTAAAGTTACCAGATTCATGTTGGCATTGACCAATAAATGCAGCAATACGTCTATTAGAATCTAAAGCATATTTTTTAAGTGCTTGATTGATAGGGTCAAGCCATTTTAAGTCTATACCAAGCTCTTGTAATTGAGATTCGTTCATTTAACACCTAATTGGAGGTTGATGAATTCTTGGAGGCTGATGACGTGTTCTGTCTCGTCTGCACAGTCTCTGGTAATAGATAAATAGTCTTTGGTTGAGCCATTAGGGAGTCTGAAGGTGTTGCTGGTGTCGGACACTGCACTGCCACTGGAACTAGGCTTGTGCATCCCGTCATAATAAGCGTGAAGAGAATTAAGCTTTTTTTCATAGTTGTCTGTTACCTTTGTTGTTATTTCTTTTTGTTGAGCTAATACGACTTTGTTGTGTTCTTCTTGGATTTTTCCTTGAGCTTCAACATCAGTCTTAAATGCTACAAATCGTAGATGTTCTACATACCATCCACCTATAGCTGCACCTGTGATAGCTATACCAAAGAATGCAAGTCTAATATATAGAAGGATCATTCTTTATCTTTTTGTGTTGCTGCTTTAGCACCAATAGCTACACCACTTCCACTTAACACTGAACCAAATCCAATGCCTAATTGTGAAAAGTCAAATGATGATCCATGAAATACATGAACCAATGCACATGCTGAAAATGTGAGTACAGCTACAATTGCTACAAATCTAGCAATACAAAATGTTTGATTATCGTCTTCAGTTAAGATGTCTTTAATGAGTTTATTCATATTAGTTTCCTAAAGGATTTATTGTGGCCTTACGTAATGCTTTCATTTGCTCATTCATTGAAGTAATGGCAGCATTAACTTCTTGTGTATTACCTTTTGCCATAGCAATAGCTTCTCTTGAAGTTGCTAGTGCATCAGATGATTTTTCTTGCATTCTGACAGAGGTATCTTGTAATGATGCAATACGTTCTTGTTGTGATTTAGATTGAACTTCTAATGTGTTAATGCGGGTTTGAATATCCTCCAAACCTTTAACAGATTCAATCGTTGAAACCATTTCGTTGTAACGGGTTATTGCCAAGTAAGCTCCGCCACCTATAATCGGCAATGCGGTCAAGATTATCCCCAGTATCATTTGAGGTGATAAAGTCAATGAGAAAGTCTTGTTGTTTTCCATATTCTTGTTCCTGTATTAAAGTTATATATTCAGTTAACTGTTGTTGTTGCATGTTATAGCCTGTATTGAGCATTTGCATACTCATTACAATGCCAAAACCAGGCACTATTTCTTTGCCTTTTGGTACAGTTGTTTGAACTGTGGTAGTAGTGTTTGAGCTACTTGAGGTATTACTTGAGCTTGTGCTCGTTGTATTCGTTGATGCTGTCGTTGAGTTTGATGGGGTACTCACAATAACAGGGTTTTGTGGAACATCCACAGGTTGCACAGCCGTTTGGGTTGTACTCTTGGATATAACCGAATTCGGATTCGTTGGACTTATTGGACTTATAGGGCTCACTGGGTTGTTTATATTCGTAGCTGTCATTATACATGTATTGGAAGTCGTTGCCCAATCCGACCATGTTGGCGTGGAATATGGATCCGAACAGCTGGAGGATCTGTTTTGTATGATGCTTCCAGTATACCCAGGTTGGCATGACAGAGTCTGCGTTTGAACCGAGGGATTGCATGTTGCTGGATCTGGACTGCAACTGTTTGTTGTTGTTACCCATCCACTGTCTGAAGGCTGACCATAAGGATCCGAACACGTTACTGTGTCCGTTTGTATAATAGTCCCTGAGAAGTGCGTCTGACAACTTAACGTCCTTGTAGTTTGTGATGCGTGGCAAGTTGGTGGGTCTTGAACACACGAATTGCTGATAGTGGTCCACTGACCAGGTACGGGTTGACCATAAGGATTTGGACAACTCGTTGTTGCTTGTTGGGTAATCTGTCCTGTGTAATGTATTGGACATGTTAATACCTGTTGTGACGTTGATGTCTGGCAAGTCGGTGGTGCTGGTGAACAATTATTGCTTGTTGTTGTCCATGGTCCCCAAGACTGCGTTGAACAAAAGTATTGCCTAGATTGGTTAATATTTCCAATTTGGTTTGGACCGCATGATAAAGACTGAAATTCAATCTGACTAATACATGGCGGAGGAACATAGCACACTGGATGGCCATATTGTTGAGACAATTGATTACACCAATCAGTAAATTGATCTGCATATGCGTTAACTCCAGTTAGTAAGGCGGTAACAAGACCAACCATTTGTATTATTTTTAGCATATCTAAGTAATGTAGTTCTTGGTATATTAGTTTTTATACTAGCTTCTATAGATCCTAAATAAGTAATACCATTTTTATTTATATTGTTAGAAACCCCAATATAAGACTTATTATTTTCAATGCATTTAATTGCATAAACTGCTATCATTTTTTAGAGTCCAATACAGGAACTACAAGTTTTTGATAGTAATCTTCACCG